GTGCCGCGCAAGAATCGCAAAGAATTTCGCGGCAAGGGTGGGCGCATCAAGCGCCAGAAAGCCGCTATGTTCAACAAGCTACGCACGACCGCTTATCTGCAAACACGCGTCGATGAAAATCAAATTTCTATCGGCTTCTTCGGCCGCGTCGCGCGCCTGGCGCATGTTCACCAGGAAGGGTTAACGGATCGCGTCGCGCCAACCGGCCCTAAATACACCTACCCGGCGCGTCCGCTGCTGGGATTCTCCACAGAGGATAGAGCACTGCTCCGCACCATCATTATCCAGCACCTCAGACTTTGATATTTCCACAAGGGAAATCCAGTAATATATGAGAACCTAAAAAAACACGAAGGGAAAAAATGTCTCTAAGCGAAATCTTGGCGGGATTGATCACGCTCACAATTAGCAGCATCGTGACCATAAAGTCGTTATCAATCGCGGTCAAAATTAACAAGAACAATATAAATATCCAAGGCAACAACAACACTGTCATAAATCTCCAACCTGAGCCGCAGTCTGCTGGAGAGTACACACTGCTTTGGAATGTTCTGGCTGTCGCTATCTTTTTTGCATATCCATTCTTTGGACATGCCATCAATAAAGCCGCATTACTCTTCAGCGTAGTTGGCGTGCCAATTGCTGTAGGTTCTTGGTTTCTGATAAACCGCGCTTCCGGCTTCAACCGAATCTGGAACCTGTTCTACATAATCGGTGCTGCGTGGTCATGCTGGCTTCTATTTCATCTAGCTCCGTATCTAAATGAGGCGGCCAATCGCTCCGGCGTTGTCTATGCGAGGTTGGTCGCCATGCTAAAAGTGATCTCTTTTACAAATTTCACAGCTATTACGCCGCTACTCGCTGACATTAGTGTCATCTTCGGTGTGACGATGATTTTTCTGTCAACGTTGTATTTAGTTTTCGGCTACATTCGGGCCCGTGCGTTCGACAGCGCTCTACGGTTTTCACTCAGTCATTCGGTTATTGCTACCATCTCAGCTTTTTTTGCTAGTAATGGGGGGTTAGCAGTGTTCTTCCATGACACTCCCTATATCGAAGGTATCCTCAAAACGCTTCTCCCCGCGTTGTAAAGAAAACCTAGCGCCTCTCCGCTAAGGTCATAAAGAAGGATATCAACCCGCCGGAACGTGCCTTCATACGCGCGATCCGGCAACATGGGTTCCATGAGTTACGACCTATCCGACATCGCTCGCACGCTTGCAAATCTGATCCGCACCGGCGTCATTGCCGAGGTTGACGGCGACAAAGCGCGCGTGCAGTTGGCGCCAAATCTTTCCACGACCTGGCTGCGCTGGGTCACTGGTCGCGCAGGCGATGCGCGCACCTGGTGGTCGCCTTCCATCGGCGAACAAGTGATTGTCTTCTCGCCAGATGGCGACCTGACAAAAGGAAAAATCCTTTGCGGCATTTACACGCTCGACGCGCCAGCGCCCGAGACTAACCCGCTTGTGCAAGCTGTCCACTATCCCGACGGCGCGGTCGTCCGATACGACGCCGAGGCGCATGCCCTGAGCGCGACCCTGCCAGGCGGCAGCACCGCTACCGTTAAAGCCGACCTCGTCACAGCAGATGCCAAAAACACGATCTGCACCGGCGATGTCGAAATCAAGGGTAACTTGATCGTCCAAGGCACAAGCGCACTGAACAACGGTGCGACCGTCAAGGGTGGCGGCGATGGTGCGGCCGTGGTTATCAATGGCAACGTGACCGCCACGGGCGATGTAAAGGCCGGCGATATCAGCTTGCGCAACCACAGGACTACCGGCGTCAAGCGCGGCGACGAAACAAGCGACGGGCCGACATCATGAGCGGCATGAGCTCCCTTACTGGTCATGCGCTGGCGGGCCTGGATCATATCCGCCAATCCATCAAAGACATTCTGACGACGCCTATCGGTTCGCGTATCCGTCGCCGTCGCTACGGCTCCGACATTCCCGAGCTCATCGACCAGCCGCTGAACGCGCCGACCGTCTTGCGCATCTATGCTGCGACCGCTTATGCGATTGCGACCTGGGAACCGCGTATCTCGCTCAACAGCGTGAAACTGTCGCGCGATGCCGGCGGCGCAATCTATGTGCTGCTGGAAGGTGTTGCAAACGGCCAAAGCGTTGACTTGTCCATTCCAGTTCGCAACGGGGTGACGCAATGAGCGCACCTATCGACTTGACCTTGCTGCCCATGCCGCAAGTTGTCGAGACCTTGGATTTCGAGGCAATTCTCGCAACACGCAAATCGAACGTCGTCGGCCTGATGCCAGAGGCAGACCGCGACGCGACGGCCGCAATGCTTGAGCTCGAATCGGAACCGGCCGTCAAGCTGCTGGAAGAAAACAGCTACCAAGAAATTGTCGTGCGCAATCGCGTCAACGATGCCGCGTTGGCTGTCATGCTGCCGTATTCGAAGGGAACTGACCTAGACAACCTGGGCGCAAACGCCAACGTCAAGCGCCTGACGGTCGTCGCTGCCGCCCCGACGACAACGCCGCCGACTGCCGCCGTCATGGAAGACGACGAGGCATATCGTCTGCGCATTCAAGAATCGCCCAATGGCTTCTCAGTCGCCGGGCCGCGTAGTGCCTACGAATTCCATGCGCGTAGCGCCGACGGCCGTGTCAAGGACGTGCGCGCGATCAGCCCGGCACCCTGCGAGATCGTCATTGTGGTGCTGTCCACGGCATCCGATGGCATCGCGCCACCTGATCTTTTGAACGTCGTCGAAGAATCCGTCAACGGCGAAGAAGTTCGACCACTCGGCGACTTGGTGACGGCGCAGTCGGCGACCGTCGATGACTACGAGGTCGAGGCGACTTTGTATGTCGCCAAGGGGCCGGAAGCGCCTATCGCGCTCGCAGCCGCACAAGCGAACGCGACGGCCATCTCGACGCCGCGCCGCCCTTTGGGTTTCAGCATCTATCGCGCTGCCTACATCGGTGCGCTCAAGGTCGAAGGCGTGGTCAACGTCGTGCTGACGAGCCCGGCCGCCGACATCCTGCGCAACAAAACGCAGGCCGCGCGCTGCACCGCGATTCGACTCAAGACCGAAATCATCGAAGAGACCGACGATGAGTAACTTCGTCGCAACATTGCCGCCAAACACGACGCCCTTAGAGCGTGCGCTTGCAAAGGCATGCGCGGCCCTGGTCGATGTACCCGTTCCGCTGCGCGATCTTTGGAGTGCCGACCGCTGCCCGGTTGCACTGCTGCCGATCCTGGCGTGGTCGTTCTCTGTTGATCGCTGGGACGACTCTTGGAGCGAAGCGACAAAGCGCGCAACGATCAAGGCATCGCGCTACATCCATCAACACAAGGGCACCATCGCCGCCGTGCGCCGCGTGGTCGAAACGCTGGGCTACCTCATCAAGATCACCGAGTGGTGGCAGACGCAACCACGCGGCCCGCGCGGTACGTTCGCGCTCGAAGTCGGTGTACTGGATACCGGCATCACTGACGAGATGTTCCTCGAAATGGAACGCCTTATCGCTGATGCAAAGCCGCTCAGCAGACATCTCACCGGCCTGGCTATCAGCATGGAGGTGCGCGCGACCGACCGCATCGCCGTGGCGGCGTATCTCGGCGACGAACTGACCGTCTACCCGTACTCACCAGGTCCAATTTCAGTCGGCGTCTCGATGCCAGCCGGCGCGCGGGTCCATCTGGCCGACACGCTGACGATTCAACCGCTCAACATCGCAATTTGAGGAAGACATGGCACAAACCTATTACGGAATCCTGACCGCTGTGGGCGAAGCGAAGGACGCCAACGCCAAGGCGCTTGGCATCCCGCTCGTGTACGCGGAAATGGCGGTAGGCGACGGTAACGGCGTCGTCCCTGTTCCTGATCGCAATCGGACATCGCTGGTGCGCCAGCAACGCCGCGCGCCGCTCAATTCCCTGACGCGAGACGCGGTCAACACCAATCAGGTCATTGCGGAACAAATCATTCCTGAGAGCGTGGGCGGCTGGTATATCCGCGAACTCGGCCTGTATGACGCTGACGGCGACCTGATCGCTATCGCCAATTGCCCTGAGACCTACAAGCCATTGCTCGCCGAAGGCTCCGGCCGCGTGCAGGCCGTGCGCATGGTCATCATCGTTTCCAGCGCCGACAACGTACAGTTGAAAATTGATCCGTCCGTTATCCTGGCAACGCGTGACTATGCCGACAAAAAGGCTATCGAAGTCATCGTCGCGCACGAAGCGAAAGCCAATCCACACCCGCAATATTTCCGCTCCCGTGACGATATTTTGCCGGGCGGCCTGACGCAACAGGTTCTGCGTAAGAAATCGAACGCCGTCAACGATTGGGAGTGGGTCGATTTAACCGCTGGCATCACTGTCAACGTCAATACAAAATCCGATAGCCAATTACTGGCGGCAGGTCAGACCGTCGTCGACTTTACCAAGATCACGACAAACGGCGCTGTTCTCTATATCGGCGGTGGCCGCCTCGATGAAGGCATCGACTACGCGATCACTTCACAAACGCGCATCACATTGACCCGCGCCTATCCGAAAAATACCCGCCTGACCGGCGCGCAAAATGAAGTCGCCGGCAGTGTCATCAATCCGCTGGATTCCTCGAAGAATCTTGCAGACGTACAAAGCGCCGCTGTCGCACGAAAGAACCTCAAGGCATCGGCGGCGCTGACTGGCACGCCACAAAAATGGCCGACACTAGATTGCCCTGATTTCGCAGTCGTGCGCGATGGCTCGGCATTGCCGCGTCTGGTGTATCCCGAACTATTTTCGGTTCTCTGTCCATTCCGCACCGCGACCATTACGCAGAACGCGGCCGGCGCGGTCGTTACCGGCCTGTCGCGGACTAAAGATATGTGGGTGGGGATGCCGGTCGAGCATGCCGCCATTCCAGCCGGGGCCACGGTCAAATCAATCGACGGGGCCGCGCAGGTGACGCTATCTGTCAATTCGACCGCAACAGTCGCAGGCGCATCTATCCAATTGTTTCTCCACGGCTACGGCAACGGCGGCAATGCGGCAACGTTTGGCGTCATGGATGATCGGGGCTTGTTCGACCGCGCTCTCGATAGCGGCGAGCGTGGCTACGAAAAATCGACGATCACCGGCA